TCAAATGCGCATCGGCATCAAGATTGCGAATTCGTTTTCCGGCGATTCCGGCGCGGTGATACGAATTGCAGAGCTTGGGTCGATGCAATGAAGCTTCAATGTCTTACTTTTGAAAATGGATGCCAAGGCAGCAAGGTAGCTTATTTTGACGCCGAAGCGCCGCAACGGTTCTCCGGTCACCTTGGCGTCAATGAAGCTCGTAAATGTGTCGGTTCCTTCAACGGTATATCCAAATTTGATTCCACCTTCTGCGGCTTCAACAGAAAGTGCTGTACGCTGGAACGGACTTCCGCCACCGGCGTTAGCGACCGCAGCAAAGCGGTTAATATCAAGCGTGCTGATTTCTACGAATGTGACGGCTCCATCAGGACAGACCCGCCGCCAAGTCGGGAAAGTGCCGTCTATGGTCCGGCTCTTAATTGTCCAGTCATCGGCTTTCAAAACAAAGAATGCGGCGGCATCCGGGCTCTTTTCGAAAAACTCGATTCGACCTTCCGCCTTCGCCGCCAGCTTTCTAACGGCTGAAATAGTCTCACGCGGAATTATCGGTTTACGGTCCCACGCCTCAAGGGGCGCTACGGTCTTGAAGCTGCGAGTGGCAAGACGATGACCGTCCGTTGCTACGCCCAAGACTTCGCCGTCGAGAAGCTCCAAACAAACACCATTTAGGTAATAGCGTGTCTCTTCGGTTGATACACACGGCGAAACAAAGTCCAGAAGATGCGTTAGAACACCTTCTCCGAAATCGAATGCCCGTACCGGATTAAGGCCATTAAGATCAAATCGATCCGGCAAGTCTGAAACGCTAAGGGGAACGATGGATGCATTCAGCCGACCAGCCGTCAAGGCGACGGACCCGGCTTCCTTCGCCTTACGAATGGTTAGTATTGGGCCGGTGGCAGCGGCGAGGAATGCAGACAGGCGAGAAAGCGGGATAACTACTTGACCGCTGCCGGGCGCATCTGTCTCGAATGTGGTCACGATATCACGGTCAAGACCGTGATGCGAAACGGTGCACGTATTGGCTGACATTTTGATTGTAATGCAGTTCAAAACCGGGATATGCGACCGTTCGACGTGAGGCTTCAGCTTCTTTATGATGGCCGAGAAAAGCGGGAGCGGCAAGTCGCCTGCAAAAAAGTCCCGGTTCTGTGTTCCAATGGGGAATTTACTCATAACAAACCTTCCTATCTGGTTTTGGGGCGGTAGGCCGTCCCTGAACTTTCGATGTACCCGGCCCTCTCAAGCTCCATCAGCATTAAGCCGGTGTTCAGTAGGAGCCGGGCGTCGACAAAGCTGCGCCCGGTTCTCTTGCTCTCGATTGCGTATTGCTCGCGAAATTCTATGAACTCTTGCGCCAAGACCTTGCGATCCAGCTTGGCACGCTCGCGGCGGCGCTGTTCGTCACGCGGCTGCATCGCTCTTGCTGCCTTCCGGTCGGCGACGCATGAAAATTTCAAAGCCAAAGGTTTCGGCGATAGCCACAGCGTTGCAAAGCAATGGGCTCCGAACGCATGAGCGCCACGCATAAACAGAATTCACGCTGACCCCGCTTTTATCTTCCATGTCTCCTAGCGCCATATCCCGTGCCTTGCGCTCGGCATCCAGAATCGCAATCGCGGCCCTTTGGTCACGAAGATCGTATTCGTCGCGTGGCTCCGCTATCCTCCGCATAATGACGTCGAATCCAAGTGTGGTCGCCAAGGAAACGAAGCGTTGAAGGTGCGGCGTTCTGGTATGGGCTCGCCATGCATAAACCGAGTTCATTGAAACGCCGTGGCGCTTCTTGATTTCTGACGTGGGAACCCCGCGCGCCTTGCGTTCGGCGTCCAGAACGGCCATTGCGGCGCGTTGATCGTGCAAATCGTATTCGTCAAGCTGCATTAATCGCCCCCTCTCATACGCTCGCGCATCATGATTTTTTCAGGTGCGGATAGGCTCCCGGCACGTTCGTTGCAGGATCGGTGCGCAAGGAATTTGTTGCTTAAATGGTCAGGCCCGCCATGAGCGACGCACACCAAATGTTCCGTCGTCGCTTCGTAGCCGGACGGCACGGGCGCGCCCGGAGGCGCAACAGCTATTCCGCAATAGAAACAGCCGTTGCCATCGCGCTTTACCAACGCCCCGTATTCTTGGCGCAATTTGCTGCTCTTGCGCTTTCTGCGGGTAGCGGCGAGGCCAAGGGGCCGGTTTTCGTTGTAGGCGCGAACGATTCTTAAAAGCCCTTGCGGCCATGTCTGCCGACCGCGCTTGTCGGAATGGACGACAAAAAAGCCTTGATTGGTGCGCACCCGCAAAATCTCCCACGGTGAAGTCGTCGCCAAAACTTCGGCCCCGCAGTCGGCAAGCCAATTCTGGAAGTGGTCGAGATCGCGCGGGGTCATGGCTGCAATCCGATTTCCGCTGCCAATGCGGGGCATATCGTTATTTGGCATTCCGATGCGCCGCGCGGTTCAACGTCTGCATAGGCGAGCGGCACGATCACTGTTTCGGTTTTATTGGCCTGCCTCACTTCGACAGCACGGCTATAGCGCTGGATAATTTCCGCCGTCAGGGTGATAAATTGTGTGGTCATTGGTTGAGCCCCCGCACGAACTCGGAAACGTCTTCCCATCTATCGGAGGTCAATTGCAGCAAGCTTTTGCGCTCACCCTCGCCCTCCTTCGCCTTGTCCCAAGCACCCCGGTTAAGACGGGATAGAATGGCGTCTTCGATCAATCGGTCGATGACGGTCGGCTCAAGGGCGTCGAGTTCCCACGATGAATCGCCGTATTCTTCAATGTATCCGGCGGCGCGCGAATCCGTTTCTTTTGCAGGGTTCGGCGGCGGGTTGAATTCTTCGATTTGATCCATGTTCAGCGCGAGCCGCACGACTTGAACGTTGTGGCGTGCAAACATTGCCAGCCGTTCGCGATTATCGCGGGTCATATCGACGCCGGAAGGATCGTGGTCGCCAAGGTGGAAAACAACCGGCCTGATACGGCGGCGGCGCATATTGGCAAATCGCAGGCCAGCGCCGTACTGTTCGGATTGCGAAGTATATCCGCGACACGCAAAATAGTTCACGCGCCAGCGGCGGCAGACAGGTTGAACAACACCGACGAGTGCATCCTTTTCAATCCACACTTCGGGGCGAAAATCTTGTGTAGTCCAAAGGTCTTCACGATAATCGTTGACTGCGGCATTGATGACGTGTGCGGGATTGTCCCATGTGTTGACGCCGCGCAAATTTCGGGTGCGATCTTCAATGGCATTCCAGTCGACCAACCCGGCAAGTCGAGCGTCATTGATAATGGAGCCGAGCCGCTTGTATTCTTTTTGCTGGTTTGGGATCAGGTCGCGGGAAACGAACTGATAATATAATTGGCGTAGGGTTAGCTGAAATCCTTGACGCTGATAGGATTCGATAATGCTATTTGCTTGATTGATGATAATCAGGCTCGATTTGTTAAATCGCTTATCAATGAATTTCTCTTTCATGCTGGAAATCCGCGAATGATGTGACGGGGAGCGGCAGAGAAGCCGCCCGATTAGTTGGCGTCGCGGGTGGCTACGCGGGTATTCCGCTCTTCCCACGCCTGCAATTCGTCATCGCGATAAAGGACTCTTCCGCCGCGCTTGATGTACTTCGGCCCGGTTCCCTTCACTCGCCAGCGGGCGAGTGTTGGGACGGATACAGAAAGCACGCGGGAAAGTTCTTCTGCGGTATAATAGGTATGCTGCGTCATCTGTCCGAAGCCTTATGCCGGGTTATAATCGTCGTCTTGATCTTCTGGACTTTCGAAAATGTCATTTTCGCCATCTAAAATTGACGTTTTGTCAATCTCATTTCCATAAGAAACGGCGTCCACGCCCTCGGCGTTATCATTTTCAACGATTTCGGCATCTACAACGTTGGCGGGCTTCCGTGTGGACTCGGACGTCTTAGACGGTTGCGCAGCGGATTCGGTCTTACTGGCCTGCATTGCGGCATGAATGCCTTTCGGTCGGCTGGCGGGACGCTTATTATTGGCACCGTCCGCAGGCGCAGTCGCTTCCTCGGCCACGACCTGATAATCGGTAATGTCGATGACTTCATCTTCGGTCGGCATGCCATTGAGAATATGAGGCGCATAGAGCCCGCAGAACATCGACGCGGATCGGTAGCGCCCCATCAGGTCTGGCATCGTCAGCCATTTAGAACCTGGGCGATGATACCAGCCTTCGGCGACAGCCATGGAGAACGTGACCGGAGGCCCTTCCAAGATTTCTCCCGTTGCTTTCTCGACAGCATAGGCGATGAATTCCTTATCGTGAATTTTCGTCTTCACGATCCTCTTTTCGCGGGCCCCCTTGGGCCCGCTCCATTCGACTTTTTCGGCTTCAACTTCACCTAGATCGCGGATTTTCCACCGGATCGGCGAAAACAGGCCGCAGGAACCGAGCGCACCAATAACGAATTTCGATGACCAAGACGGGCGACCTTCGATCACATGCAGATTCTGCATGACGATAAGGGGCGAAATTTGCATTCTATTCGCCATGTCCAGCGCAATAAGGGCGTTTCCCATTTTGTCGGTTCCGCGATAGCTCGCCGGGACAAGATCGGAACCAATCAGCGGCTTGACTAGCCGTTGGGCGTTTTCGAATGCTTCCATGGTTGAAAACACGGAAGGCGCAGAACTCGTACCAACGGTGGTGAGGGCTTTCGACATAATCACTTAGCCTTTTGCTTGGGTTTTGAAACACGAAGGTTGCGGAAAGAGGTCGCCTTGCGTTCGATGGTGCAGGCTTCCAAGAAGGTTGTTGTTGCGGACAATTTCCAGCCGCCACCAAAAACGGTTTCGGTATCCTTGATGTAGTCAAGAAGCTCCGCAGAGGCGCGCGTCGCATCTTCTTTGGCGAGCTTCAACTTGATATCGGCGTCGTATTTCGCCGCGATCAAATCCGCCACGCGCTTAGCCTCAAGACCGCTATTGCTATCGGGATGGTCGATATCAAACGTCTTTGCAGGCTCGGCGTGCCGGTAAACGGTACGAAGGGTTTCGTAATCCTTGAGGTAGTCCGGCGGCGGTGGGTTGTTTGCGGCGACGCGCGCGTGCATGTCCGCGCACCGTAGGGCGAGTTCTTTGATAACTTCGTCGTCGCGGAAGCGGACATACTGTTTAACGCTGTTGCCGCCAACTAGCCCGGCGATAACGTTCCACTTGAAGCCACATACAGCCATTTGGTGTTGAGCTTGGAATTCGATATGCGCCGGGGCCTCGTCTTCCGACCAGTCATCGCGAGCAACAAAAAGATCAACGTTTTTGATTTCCAGCCCACCGATACCAAGTTCTGGCCTATTGGGGTCACGAATAACTACATCAGGGGAAGCCCCCATGCCCGGATAGACCAATGATCGAGCATAGAGGTAGGGGTGAGTATCTACAATTTCCCAACCGTTGTCTTCACAGATGCCGCGCGCGATGGAATCTTGAAGCCGCTTCCCCCACTTCATTCGCTCGGACTCTTCGATAACGACTTCAACGGTGCCGCGCATCCTGTGAAACATGTCGAAAATCGTTTGGTACGGCGAAACCCCGAAGAGCGTTGCTGCACTTGTGGCGGTGATATCTGGCTTGCGGAGTTTATGCCAACCGGCTTCGGTGCGAGGCCAAAACCATTGAGCGTCGGGCGTGTATTGTGCGCGGGCCATAAATTTCCCTTTTGTCAATTTTGCTACAAATTATTTCAATTTGTAAATGATATTTGCAATATGCAAATCGCCTCGCAATCTGTCAACACAAATTGCGAGGCAATGATAAAAATTGACGTTTTACAAATTTAGCGCGGAATGATCGCTAAAATGGGGGAGAACCAAGCCAACTCGGCGTCGTAAATCGGGTCGCTTACGAAATCCACCAGAGTATAGCGGTTAGGTGAATACCCGCGCCGGATTTGACGAAGGATCGGTTTGTCAGCCCCCTTGACCAACACCAGACAGTACCGGTCAAGAAGTTGCTCCGGCTCCGGTTCCCGTGGAGGCAAGGTAACCACTAACCAGCCATCCCAAAGAGCGTAAAACCCTTGCGTAGTCCTGAACTGGATGCAAACCGCAGTTGGCGGGTATGCACCCGGTAATTCGGCCTTCCTTCCACGCTCTGACCAGTCAAGTGTCGCGTTGCCGTGATCGTCAACCCATCCGACAATTGAATGCATTCCTCCGCCGTTGCCACCGGCAGGCACATTAGCGCCCGCATGCGCCATAACGTCATTGAGCGGAACGCCGAGGAAGCGAGAAATTTCTGCAGCTTGTTCAACTCTCATTTTCCGCTTTCCCGCAAATAGGAGGGAAAGTGTTGATGGCGACATATCAAGGAGTTCCGCAAGTTTGACTTGGGTGAGTCGCTTATCCTTGAGACGGTCCAAAAACCACTTCTTACTGTCTGCCATTCGTTCACCCTGCGTTTTTCAGAGCGACAATGCCTTCTTTCGTTGCAGTTTGTCAATTCGTATCACCTGATATCAGTATTTCGTACTACCGCTTTTCCAATTCGTCATGTCCGCTCAAATTTTCATGACACTCCCCAATTCCCGCACGTTCCCTCGCAACGAGTCTCAAATCCTCCTTCCCATGCCGCTAGATTTTCATTCACCACATGAAAAAAGTGTGTGACCGTCGACACTTCGGATTGACACCATCAACTCCTATTAATTTCATTTTGCAAACATATTGATTAAATATTTACTTGATGGCAATATCTATCAGCCAATGTTACGGATTGTAAATGAACGCCACCCAAATTACCGACTCGAAAGAGAAAAAAATTGCCAGGCTTTTCACTCATAAGTGTTCGATATGCGGCGACCCCAACGCTGGTTGGGGGTACGGCGTGTTTCTCCTGAAAGGAAAAGTGGGTGAATGGCGTTGCTTTGCGCATCGTATTGACAAAATGGAAAAACAAGCGTCCAAAATTGACGAAAAGAAAATATCGTCGGACGCCAAGCCCAAAACCCGACAAGAACAAGGATCACTGTTTTGACGGATATGATTTTCTTTGATGGGCGGATCGTTCTCAAGCCCGGTGATTGCCGGGATCGCCTGAAAGATTTAGCCAGTAATAGCGTTGATGCTGTAGTCTGCGATCCTCCTTATGCGCTTACATCAATCGTCAAACGTTTCGGATCGGATGGAGCCGCACCGGCTACACCGAAGGACGGCGCGGCAGGAGCGTTTGCGAGATCTAGCGCCGGTTTCATGGGTAAGAAATGGGATACTGGCGACACAGCTTTCGCAGCGGAATTTTGGCGGGAAGTCTACCGCGTATTGAAGCCTGGTGGTCATGTAGCCGCTTTCTCTGGAACGCGAACCTATCACCACTTGGCGGATGCAATTGAAGAGGCGGGTTTCGAAATCCGTGACCAGCTTGCTTGGATGTATGGCACTGGCTTCCCCAAATCGCACAATGTCAGCAAGGCAATTGATAAAATGCTTGGGGCAGAGCGCGAGGTCGTCGGCACTGAAATGGTTTCCAACGATATGCGAAACAGCGGGCATTTGAACGTTGGCAAAAATGGAACCCGCCCCGCTTATGAGCGTGACATAACTGCACCCGGCTCGCCGGAAGCTGAAGAGTGGGACGGTTGGGGAACAGCGCTTAAACCGGCATGGGAACCGATTTGCCTTGCACGTAAGCCCTGCATGGTTCCCGACGAAAATGGAAAGCTTCGGCCCGCAACTGTGGCGGAGAATGTCCTTTACTGGGGTATTCGTTCAATCCCAAAGGGCGATAAAGGCAATATGGGCGATAAAGGCGAGCGCGGTGAACAAGGGCCGCAGGGACGCCCCGGCAACGAAACGTCACTTCGTAATAATGGCACCCATATTCAATACCGTATCGGTGCGGGGCCATGGTTCGATCTTATTGATATCTCCAAGCTCCTCGGCCCGCAGGGCGACCGTGGCGAAAAGGGCGATAAAGGCGAGCCTTTCAAAATCGGCGCTTCGGGTACGATTGCGGACCGCGATCAATACGACGCAGAAGAGGAAGGATTCACTTTTCTAGATGAAGTGAACAGCCGTCTTTATCTCCGCCGTTCGACGCCTGGCGAGTGGTCAGCCGCAATTCCGTTTGGCCGTGGCGAACAAGGCGAAAAAGGCGATACGGGAGAACAGGGGCCGGTCGGCCCTCCGGGTACAACGATGTACGACGAGCTTGAAGGCAAGCCGGAAATCTACACGCGCGCCGAAATAGACGAATTGTTGAAAGGCTACGCCAAACTTTCCGGTGCAACGTTCACGGGCGGCATTCGAGTCCAGGGTGATATCGTCAGCACCGGCAATGTAGAGGGGTATCAAACATGACATTGCCGTCAACAGGTGTAATCACTGCGTCGATGATAAACCGCGAACTTGGCCGCGCTGACAACGCGCCGTTTTCGTTAAACGATCCCGCTGTCAGGGTGCTGGCCGGTAAGCCGTCCGGTGGTATCTCGTTTGCGGATTTGCGCGGAAAGTCTTCCGAAATTGTGGTGAACTTAACCAGCCGCGTTGCTGTCTGTCTTCAGGATTTGTTTTCGCCAACAGATTGGGCCTCCGACACCAAGAAACGTGTTGTCATCCCTGCCGGTGTTGAGATCGGCGGCGATAATCTAGATTGGGCGATAGTTCCGGCATGGGATGCCACCGGACAGGCGGGGAGTTGGGGCGGAGAGCTTTTTCTTGATGTGCTTGGGGTTATTTCCGGGCAAGCCGGGGCTGTAAATGGTGGTCGCGGCGGAAACTGCATCCGCGCCATTTTTGGTGGTAGAAACGGTCAGAAATTACAATTGAGGGTTATCGGAGGCACTATTCGCGCAGGCGGCGGCGGTGGCGGTCGTGGCGGCGATGGTGGCGGAGGGTTCTACGATTACACCCAATACGAACCATCTGACGGCTCATTCACGTCCAACTATACCGGGCCTTTCATTCCGAATGACGCCATCCTGTGGGAAGCGCGCACGACCATTGCTAATTCACCGTTTCAAGGTTACACCGCAGTTTGGTGGGGTGGTGAAATTTATCGTTCTGGTGTTAGCACCGCATACAATACCACGTCATCTGTAGTCGTCGGCGATTGGCTCTATGAACGAGGTTCAAAACAAACTTACAACGGCGGTTTACGTTCTGACATCTACTACATACGCCGTTCTCGCTCTGCTCGTGCTTATACATCGGGCGGCGCTGGTGGCAATGGCGGCAATGGTGTTGGGTATGGTATCGGAGCAAGCGCCGGTGCGTGGGGTGCCGCAGGCGGTACAAATGCGGGTGCCGGTGGCCGTGGTGGTGACGGCGGAGGATGGGGGGCCGGTGGTGCGTGGGGTGTCGCAGGCGGAAACGGTAACAATGGCGGTGGCGCTGGTGGTGCAGCGGGCGGGGCCGCTGGATACGCAATAACAGGGCTTGGGTTCGTCCAGATCGTACAAAATACCGGTTCAATCGTCGGACAGCAGGCATAAAGAATGGCGCTTATAAGCGCCATTCTTTATTAACATATGAATATACTTGGTTATGCCGCCTTATGGGTTAATTCCCGGTTGGAGCCTTCCAGTTTATCGACAAGAGCATTCATGATGTAATCGACGCTGACTAGGCGTTGTTCTGCCCGGATGGCACGATGATTCAAACTTGCCATGGCGGAAGCGATCAGCGCATTTATTGATTGTTCGCGGTCATCAAAACCATATTCAGCTAGCACCAGCCGCAACGCCCCCTCGTCAATTTCGGTCTTACCCGTTCCTTAAATTTCTTTTCCCTCTTGATCGCTTCTTCCATGATAACGGTAATCGGGTCACGTTGCGTCATGCGTTCGTAAGCAAACAAATGAGGCATGCCGAAGCAGCCGGTTTCAACGACAACATACGGCATGTTATCAATATGGAATACGACGCCCTTCTTGAGACTTACCCCGATTCTAGCCGCTGCCAATCTGGCGGTACGTCCAGCGGTGGAATCTTTGTGGTCGACAACAGGGATTTGCATCGCTCTCGCTCCTTTAGATGCACGAATTTTGGAATGATAATTCATTGAAATTCCTCATTATTATGAGGATTGAAGCGTCGACACGTTCTGATAGAGGCCAATGTTTGTAACCGTAGCCGACATAAATTTCCGCCCCGTCTTTCAGTCCACGCAGATCGGAGGCTCTGGAAACGAGACGGACCTTGACGCCGTCTTCATCAATCCATTGCGGGAGATCGCCACTTCGCTGCCGCGCAGGTCGCAAGCCTAAATCTATTTCAGCGTCATTTCGGGCGTGATCTGGCGTGCTTAACAGATAGCGAATTGTAGCCGCAGTCATATACGTGCGTCCTCAATTGCTTGCTGGTGATATTCAGCGATCCTGACAGCGGCGGCAACAAAAAGGCTCGCCGCAACAAGCGCCATTACAGCGCATATCACAGGCGACCAGCGCACCAACCTGGCGCGGCGCTCTGTCCTGACTGTCTCAAACGTGCCTATGTAAACTTTTTCCATGACGTTGCCTCCTATTGAGGCAACTATACATTTTGAATATCTCTCGTCAATCAAAATTTGCAAATTGCAAATTTATTTTTCGCTTTTGTCAATTTTCTTGGCTTCGTCCAACCTTCCACGAGTGGCCTTGACCTCAACAACTGCCCTGTCTCCGATATCGAACGTGCAGGCATATTTCATATTGTACCATGCCCCGAAACCGTTCTGAAACTTGAGACTATCGCCGTAATAATTTACCCGCGTCCTCTTCGGACTGAAAACATAAATTGAAAATCGTTCAAGAGGATTCAGAAATGAATCCGTCCATTTAAAAGAATAACTCGCCAACCTCTCTATTTTTTCTGAACATAGTCGATTTGCATCCTCTAACACTTCTATAGCTAGGCATTCATCATCACTTCCACAGGATTCCATATCTGGAGATTTATTGCCATCATCTGCGGCCACAGCGATACTTGACAATGCAAGCATTGGCCCCACAATCAAGGAACCGGCTAATACTGCGAAAAAAGCGACTCTCATAGATATACCCCCAAGCATAGACCCGCGACGGAATATATGGGTACCTTCCCCGGCAATCAACGCAGCAAAAAAATGTGCAAAATAATACACACTTTGGCTTGACGCGCAGCCTGTAAATGTGTATATATATACACATCAACAACAGGTGAGGAAATGGAGCGAGACAGCAAAAAAATAGTAAAAAGGCTAAAAAGCGAGGGGTTTGAATTGATATCGGTGAGGGGTTCTCACCATAAATTCAGAAAAGGGGATAAAACAGTGATTGTTCCCCACCCCAAAAAAGACCTACCGCAAGGCACGGCAAGGTCAATCGCAGAACAAGCGGGCTGGATATGACCAGCCCGCCGGGAAAGCTTTCTCCCTCACCTTTAGAAGAGCTTTGGAGACAAATAGACTATGAAACACTACTTTGCTTTAGTGCACAAAGACGACGATAGCGCGTATGGTGTCCAGTTTCCAGACATTCCCGGCGTGTTTTCGGCTGCGGATGAAATCAATGATATAATTAAGGAGGCGGTCGAGGCGTTGCAGCTTTACGCCGAAGATGCCGAGTTGCCTGCAGCTTCATCCCATGCGGAAATCATCGTGCGTGATGATGTCAAGGCGGAGTTGGCAAAGGGAGCCTTCTTGATCTCGGTTCCTTATATCGAAGACGACTCCGCCGTTGTCCGTGCAAATATTTCGTTTGAACGTGGTATTCTGAAAGCGATTGATGCGACGGCGAAAGCACGCGGCTTAAGCCGTTCCGGGTTTCTGGCGCAAGCGGCCAGGCACGAAATCGAAGCCGGTGCATAAGTTTATATGCACGAAAAAGCCCGTTCAGTTGTGGGGACTGAACGGGCGCTTTCTATTGTTATGAGCATTCGGGAAACCACCCTACCGGGCGGAAACCGGAAGGCTTAGGCGATACCTGAGTTCAGATCGTCACGGGCTTGATTGGCAAGATGCAAGGCAATCTCGGCGCTCTGATCATCGTTGACTTCAAACCAAGCGTGTTCACTTTCCATGCCGCCGATGCAGTCATAGACACCGTATGCCCTCACCTTGCCTCGGACGGTTTCTGCTCTGACGTAGAACTGTTTCATTTCGGGTGTCTCCCAAATCGTTTGATGTTGCGACTATACAAAATGAATAGTTTACAGGTCAAGCGAAATATTTGCAAAACGTCAAGATTGATCGCATAGCGATGCGCGGGCTTCCAGATAGCGAAGCTCCCATGTCGGATGATATGCGGCGTCGTGGTCGTCACCATCAAGCTTGATCGTTAGGTATGCGCTTTGCGCGCCGGTTATGGTGCCGTATCGGGCGGCTTCTCCCCCAGTGTATTCGACGCGGCCACCGACGAGCGCCGGAACCCGGTAATAACTCTTGATGTATTCGATACTCATGACCCGGCCCCTTGTTCGGTCTTGGCGACGGCTTCCCACTGTGAATGCTCCATTCCCCATCGACCGAGCGCGATGCGTCCAATGAACGATTTGCCGATCTGGATGCCATAGAGCCCAACGATTTCATGTGTTGCGAAATGCTTCTGCTCTAGCTGCGGCGAAGCTTCGGGCTTCTTAAGCATGGTTCCAGTATGAAATTTCATATTGCCCGGATTTGCGGGCCCACCCCAATATAGAAACACGCCGAAAAGGCTTCGCTTCATCACTTCCCACCTTTCGCGACTTTGATCTCTTTCTCCAATTCTTCAATACGGGCGATAAGCATTGAAACGGTGTCAGGATTCGCGGCTGCTATGAAATCGGCTACTCGGCACGCAAAGAAGCCGGTAAAGCAAAAGGCTTGAAAAAGGCCGGTGCATCTGGTGGGGGCGCATCCGCTTCCAAACCTTCCGGCATCGAAACCGGTGACTTCATCATTGAAGCCCCGGAAGACGGTCCGGCGACGCGATCCCGCGCCACGATTGTAGCGGCGGCAGATGAAGGGATTATCAGCGCGCCGGAAGCCAGCGGTAACGATGACGACGATGAGGGCGGCGTTAGAGCGACATGGACGGACACCCGGACCGGCGAGAAGCATGTCGTAACCGCTGGCAAGGAACCTTATCAGGACTTGCGTTATAGCTACCACAATGAGGCAGAGGCCATCGCGGCAGTAACCAAGGCAAAAAATCAAGCCTCGCGATCACAAGCATCCTTTAGTTGCCGCCTTGGCGGGTTACCCGAAGCGCAGGCCGAAGCAAGGCTGACGCTTGACCAGTTCCGCCCGTACATTCCCACGCTCTGGCGCGTGAAAACGTGTGTCCACCGCTTCACGCGCGACGGGTATGTGACCACGCTAGACGCCGAGCTTTTCAACGAAAAGCAGTCTGACGTCGCTGCCACGGTCAAAAAATCGAAGCCTGGAAAAGATGACAAGGTCGATAGTGACGCGCCGGAAAACACCACGAAACCGGCCAGCGATCCTAAAGGCACCGACGATTTCATTATTGAAGCACCCGAAGATTGAGGCGGATGAAATGAGCGATATTATTGATGGGTTGATGGCTGGAAACATGGCTAAGCGGAGCGCGGACGGAATAGCGTCGCTTGCCGCCCAACTCGGTTGTGAAACTGCGGTGGCCCTCGCAATTGTCGAAGTGGAATCAAACGGCAAAGGATACGACAGCGCAGGTCGCGTCAAAGTCCTTTTTGAGAAGCATAAGTTCTACAAGAACCTTCCGGCAGAAAAGCGACAAAAAGCGGTCAAGGCCGGATTAGCACGGAAGAAATGGATCAAGCCAGCGGACGGCGGATATAAGGATCAGCCAAACAACGGAGCGGCGCTTGATCTTCTTTGTCGAGCAATAAAACTTGACGAAGCGGCGGCGTTGAAATCTGCGAGCTACGGCATCGGCCAAGTTCTCGGTGAAAATTACGCGGTTTGCGGTTGGCGTAGCGTGCAAGCCTTCGTTGCAGATATGTGCGCCTCCGAAGACAACCACGTAAAAGCCATGCTCGGTTTTCTCAAGGGAAATGGCCTAGCCGACTCGTTGCGCGACCGCGATTTCAACGCCGTTGCCCGGATATACAACGGGACAGGGCAAGTCTCCTTATATGGCGAGAAAATGCGCATCGCATATGCGAAACATGCCGGTAAATCGCCGCTTATCGGTAGCCAGGTACGCGCGTCTGGTTTACGGCTCGGTTCCGCTGGATACCGCGTTGAGGCGCTTCAGAAGCGCCTAAATGAAATCGGGTTCCCGGTGAAGGTCGATAGTGATTTCGGAACCAGCACGCGACGTGCCGTTCTGGCCTTCCAAGCGGAGAACGGACTTGATGTCGACGGCGTGGTGGGACCGGCAACGCAAGCCGCCCTTGATACGGCGGAGGCAAAAATTCCAGAAACAAGACGAAATGCGACTTTGGCCGATTTGCGGGCCGATGGTTCCACAATTGTCAAAGGGGCGGACGGTTCGCAGGTCGTCGCCGGACTCACAATTGCCGGTGCTTCGGCGGGCGCGGCGGACAAGGCCGGACTATTCGATAACCTTGAACGATTGTCAGAAACAGTGCGTGCGGTATCCGCTCCGGTAACTTCTCTGGTTGAGTTGGCGGCAGGGAATTGGTGGCTTATCGCCGCCGCCGCCGGATTCGCGCTGTTCTGGTATGCCCGCAACATCAAAAAATCCCGTCTTGCCGGTTATCAAGCGGGGCGGATTATATGAACGGCCTTTTACTACGCATCGCAATTGGTGCCGCATTATGCGTCGGCATCTATTCGGCGGGTTGGAACGCTCACGCCAATGTGTCGCGCTCCGGGCAGTATAAGGCGGAGCGCGACGCAGCGCTGCGCAGTCTTGCAATATTTGAAGAGGCAGCGGAACACGCCGAATCGCTTGCTATTGAGGCAAGGAACGAGGCGCGGGAAGCTAAAAAGAGGCTGGTCGACTATGCCAAATCGCTCCCTAAAAACCCTGCTTGTCGGCTTACTGGCGACGACATTAAGCGGCTGCGCGACCTCCGGCGGAAAGCTTCCCCCGTTTCCTAGTCAGTTTCAAGAAGAAAGTGGCTGCTCCCCACAAAGCGGGAATGACGCTCGCCTTGTCGTCGGGCAATGTGCGGTCGCGGTTGACAATGCAAATCAGACAATCCGCGCAACAAAAGCTTGGTATGAACAGCTAAGGCACAATTACTAGACTAGGCGGCAGAGATGGACTTGTCCGGGGCATTCTCCAAACTCGTTGAACAATACGGCCTCCCCGGCGTCGTTATCGCGATCTTGCTGGTCGTCTGCCGTTCGCTGTGGATCGCCTATAAAGCCGAGGTCGATAAAGGTGCCGCAAACGGCGTCAAAATCGCGCTAGCCATGGAGCGAAACACCCAAGCGATTGAATCACTCAAGGAAGTGATAAGGAATCGTTCATGAGCTTCCGAGACTTCTTGCGTGTTGTTTGCCGTCCGCGTCACAAGCGAACCGACCATGTTTGCGACAGGGTCAATAGTGCATCTGACATGCAGGAAGCCGCAAGCGCGGCGCTTGTTGACGCTATTTCACGGGCGCTAGCGCCAGAAAACAATGTTGTTGCAGTGGACTTTCGACGCCGCGCACAGAAAACAGACTAGACCGCATTTCACTTTCTCGGCAGCGATTCCCGCTGCTCCGGCGTCAGCATCAAGTAGGCTCGTAAAAAATTCACCGCATAATACGGCGGCATAACGGCGTCGCTTCGGTCCGCAAACCAGCGGTTTACGGTCATATCCCGATTCCCCAAGAGGCTTGCAAGCTCCTTCTGCCGCAAGCCTGATAGCTCGAATAAGCGTCGAAATTCGGCTCTGGTGTCGTCTTCTGCGGCCATGTTCGCGCGCGTTGCCTTTATTTGTGCGTTTTCGAATAGCGTAAACCTACATAATGAATAGAGAAATCTCTACATTGATCCTGCATTATTCGCCTGATTCTGTGAGTTTTCGTTAGCTGCTTTATTCTTCTGGCGCGCCATGAAGGCTTGTACCGCCTTTGCCGATGTGTTTGCGGCTTGCTGCTTTGAATCCACCATCAGTTTCGCATAGCGCTTTGTTGTGCGCGGGTCAGCGTGCCCAAGCAGTTCCCCAAGTTGGTCAAGGTTCAAGCCGCCTGACAGCCCCGCAGTTGCGAAGAAATGCCTAAGATCATGGCGGACAAGGCGCTCCTTGATTTGTGCCGCCTCCATAAGACGATTCCACGGCTTGGTGACGTTGACCATGTGCCGCCCCTTTCTGCGGCCTACGATTATGTAAGGGTTTCCCTTCACTCGCGGAATATTTTGAAGTGCGTTCCTTGCAAGATCCGATAGCGGGATAGTTTTCTTTCCCGTTTTCGAGTCCGGCAGTTCCAAGCCGTCCGGGGTAACCCATTCCCACTTAGCTGCCTTAATCTCGCCGAGACGCGCGCCGGTAAACAGCAATAATTCAACCAGCCCGACGAAATGCGGCTCTTCTTCGCTGGCGCGTTCAAGAGCCTTCAACAATCGCGCGGCTTCATTTTCGTCAGGTATGCGGGAACGCTCATTTTCTTTGTAGCGGTCGATATCAACCGGGTTGCTACGCTTGGGCCTCCATCCCCATTTCTCGGACAATTCCATGCCCTTGGACAGTACGGCGCAAACCGTATTCGCCCGTCTTGGCGTCTTCCTCATGTGGTGGTGAAGCTTATTAACGTCTGCTTCCGTCACGTCTGCAACAGCGGTTTCCGCCCCTAAAAACGGCAATATATGCACGCGATACATAGACTCCACTTCGGACGCCCAAGACGGCTTGTTTCGAACAAGGCAATGCTTCTCGTAATGATCCTTTGCCAAATCGGCGAGCGTTGGTCGTTCGGTCAACGCCTTTTTTTCACCAGCCGGGTCGCCGCCCTTCGCCACTTCGGCCAATATTTCGCGCGCCCGCTCGCGCGCCGCCGTCAACGTTAATACGCGTTCGTCGGCGAGCTTCTCATTCCGCTGCTTTCCTTGCTTGGTGCGGTAGTACAGATACCAGACCGATTTACTTTGTAGGTGGCGGAGCCGCAGGCCTGGCGTTTTGGGATCGTTCCAAGCGGTTCCGGGCGCTCCCGTTTTGGGTGATTTTTCGGCCAT